ATCGGGGTCGGTCAGCTGCGGGTCGATCTCGATGGCCCCGCGATAGGGCAGCACCTTGGTCGCCGGCACGTTCGACGTGAACGACGCCTGGAACCCAATCAGGTGCCGTCGGAACCGTTGCAGACCTGAAACACTCACCTCTAGAGACCTCCGCTATCCGCTGTATCGCAGCGGTCTGAGTGGTGAGCGCATCAGTTCCGGCCTTCCATGATGGACACGTTGTTGAACGTGAACCTCGTGGCGAAGAAGTGGCGGACCGTGCCGTCGGCCGAGTCCACGGTGTAGTCCTCGTCGCTGATCGCCATGCGGTCCCAGACCGTGTTGGTGGCGAGCTGCGCGTAGGCCGTGAAGTGGTCGACCAGCGCGTCCACGAGGACGTCGTGGCGCTGAATCGTCTCGGCGTTGTCGGCGAGCGGCGAGACGACCACGACCGACGGCGTCATGACCCGCTCACGGATGCCCGAGGAGAAGCTGATCTGTTCCTGGCGCCCGTCCACGAAGGCGAGCGGCAGATCGCCCACGACCGACGGCGGGCGGACGACCTCGGAGCGCCGCAGCAGCGTCGGGTTGGCGCTGATGAACGCGTCGATGGCGACGACCAGCTGGTTGGTGATGTCCTGCCGGAAGGTGGTGGTCACGCGGCCGAGTTCCAGCGCTTGATGATGAGGTCGCGGAAGCCATGACCGCGCAGCGCCTTCTCGGCGGCGGGGATGAGATACGGCTGCGCCTTGGTACCGGGGTGGTTGACCTTGGTGGCGAACGCCGTGGGACCGGTCGGCTTGCCGTCCCTCGTCCGGGCACGGCCGGACAGCCGCCGGCCGCCCTCCGACGCTGGCCACGCCAGCACGCGCGCGTGCCTTGGCACGATGACGTGGCGCTTGGTGCCGAACTCCACCGCGGCGGCGTAGGTGGTGCGCGCCTCCACCACCGCGCTGTCGCGCGACACCCGGCCGGGCAGGATGCTCCGTCCGAGGTGGCCCGTCTTGCGCGGGACGAGCCGCTTGGCCTCGGCGATCGTCTCCAGCTGCAGCTGCTGGAGCAGCGTGCGCGTCTGGCCGATGGCCTTGAGGCGCGCCTGCAACTGACGCTTGCCCTTGAGGCTGCTCACGGCGAGGCCACGGCGGTGCGGATGCGCCAGTTGCGCACGAACTCCTGGTAGCGCGGTGGCTCGGCCTCGAGGTCGAGCGATTCGCCGGTCGGCAGCTGGACCACGCCCGACGCGCCGGACTTGGCGTTCCAGTACAGCCATGCCTCGAGCAGGCGGATGGCGCCGACCACGTCGTTGTGCGGGAACGGCATGCCGCCGATGCCCGCGATGACGAGGTCGTTGGGCGTGCCCGAGAAGTAGCGCGGGTTGTCGAGGTTCTTGTCGAACCACTGGGGGTCGGCCTTGTACCAGTCGACCCGCGAGCGGTCGTAGTACCTGAGTTGGATGGTGGCCGTGATGTTCTGGTCGCGCCGGTCGGGCAGGAACCACACGCCCGTGCCCTCGGTCATCGACGCGCCGCCCAGCTGCACCGTCCGGGACGGGTCAGCGTATGGGCGGTCGTGGATGATGAGGCTCGACTGCCCGTCCGTGGAATAGCGCGTGGTGACGTTCGAGGCGGCCGCGAACGTGCGCCCGGTATCGCGCTCGGCCTTGCCCACCGCGTCGACGATCGTCTGCGCCAGCAGGGCGTCGTCCTGCGTCCCGGTGATGCCGAGGTACGTCTTGAGATCCGCGACGGTGGGCAGCGGTGGCATCAGGCGGCGGCCTCCGAGGCTTGGCTGAACAGGTCGACGAACTGGCTCGCGGCGACGTCCCAGTCGAACGAGCGCTTCACGTGCAGTCGTCCCGCCGCACCGAGGTCCCGCCGCGCCTTGCGGTTGGCCAGCAGGTCGAGCGTCGGCTGGACGAACCCCCGCGCGTCCGGGACGCCGAAGTCCATGCCGTAGGTCTGGTGGTGGAAGCGCACCGGCTGGCCGTAGGTGTCGTGCAGCGGCGGCACGAGGATGCCGCCATCGCCGACGGTCTCGGCGTCGGCCGCCCAGTCGGTCACCACGACGGGAGTGCCCGCCGCCAGCGATTCGGCGAGGGTCAGGCCGAAGCCCTCCCCGCCGGTGGTCGAGAAGTAGACGTCGGCCGCGTTGTACAGCGCGTTGAGCTCGGGTCGCGAGAAGCCGACGTAGGTGTCGTGGCCGAGCGTCCAGGACACCCGCTGGCGGATGAAGGCGGGGTAGCGCAGCAGCTCCTGAATGAGGTCCGGTCCGTCCGCTCCGGGGTCGATCGGCCGGCAGTGCATCACGAGGTCGACATCGGGTTTGCGCTGTGCGATGAGCGCGAACGCCTCGAACGTCTTGGGGTAGAACTTGCGCATCGCGTTGCGGTCGGCGCGCAGCAGCAACATCCGCTTGGGGTCGCGCTCGAACAGCAGCTTGCAGTCCTCCTTGGACCGCAACGTGTTGCCACGGACCCGGATCGGCCGCCCCGGCGAGACGGGGTAGAACACATCGGTGTCGACGCCGTGGTAGATGCGGGAAACGGGTCGGCCGATGTGCTCGCCGATGATGCGCGCGCCGTAGTCCGACATCGCCACGGGCTCGATGAGGTCCCACAACTGGCGCCACATCGGCGGCAGGTTGTCGCCCTCGATCGGGACGTAGTGGTAGACCCGCGCGTTCTTCCAGACGTCGTGGCGCGCCTCGGTCAGTCGGCCCATGTGCGCCAGCAGGCCCGACACGTCGGACACCACCAGCACGACGTCCGGCTGCCAGTGGTCGTCGGGGTCGAACGTCGTCCAGAACGTGCCGTCGATGGCCTCGGCCGAGATGTTGCCGCCGAACGCGTCGCCGTTGATGTTGGCTGGCCACATGCGCCCGGCGAGCGGTCCCTTGATTGGCTCGCCGCGGTGGTTGACGGCCAGCACGCGCAGGTCGATGCCAAGTGCCACGAAGCGCGAGCCGAGCTCCAGGGTGACCGTGCCGAAGCCTGTGTGAGACCAGTGCGAAAAGAGCAGCAGGCGCATCAGGGCAGGACCGTCTCGAACATGCGCCGGATCTGCTCCTCCTCCTGGTCGAAGTCCACAACCTCCCGGAATCGCGCGGCCATCGCCTCGGACATCCGGGCCACGAGGTCAGGATCCCCATGCAGCCGATCGATCAGCGCCACCACGTCGTCAACCGGCTTGTCGGTGATGTCGAACGACGTGACGCCCTCCTGCCACAGCGGCCCGGCGAGCTGGGAGCGGTAATACCACTCGTGGCCCACCAGCGGCCGGCCGACCGCCGCCCAGTTGTGGACTACGTGGCCGAAGCCGTCGGACCACTGCTTGGTGTGCCACGCCACCGACGCCGCGCGCATCGCGTCGCCCACCGCAGCGCAGCGGTTCAGGTTGCCCGCCGCCCATTCGTCCTCGGGCACCGAGCCGTACGCGCCGTACACCCGCCAGTCGTAGTCGGGCCGCTGCGAGGCCACGGCCTTCCAGCCCGAGTACGCGTCGAAGTTCTCCGGGAAACAGTTGACGAACGACGACACCCGGAAGTCGGCAGGCGGTGGTTCATGCCGGAAGTCCTGCAGGCTGAACTCCTGGTGGACCACGACGTGGGGCACCGATACGGGTCCCGGCAGGATGCTGGTGACGATGCCGAAGTCGGCGAGGTCCCAGCGGTCCTCGGCCATGTCGATCGGCGAGAAGCGCACGTTGCCGAGATGGAGCCCGAACTTGGCCCCGACCTCGCGCGCGAAGCGGGCCAGCCCCTCGTGGTTGTGGGCCACCGATGCCATGACGACGTCGGGCGGGTCCTGCCGTGCCTCATCGAGAGTGAGTAGGTTCTGATACCGCTGGTGGAAGGTGTTGAGCCGCCGCCCGTCGGCGTCCGAGCCCCACGGTTCGAGGTATTGCTTGGCTACCGCGTCGCCGTGCCACGCCCGTTCGAAGTTCCAGTAGCCCTCGTCGAACCACTCCATGCCCATCGGCCGGTACAGCGTCCAGCCGAGTCGATCGGCGAGGAGGCCGAGGCTCTCGAATAGGCAATCGTGGTGAAAGTCCGCCAGCAGCGTGGTCATGCTGTCGATCCCAGAAAGTCCACCCACTGCGCGCCGACGGTCTCGATGCCGAATAGCTCGATGGCCTTGGCGCGCTGTTCGGCACCTCGCATTGCCGCGTACTCGCGGTTCTCGAGATAGGCCGCGAGCGGGATGTCGTACAGCATCAACCCCGGATTGACGATGTCGTGTGCCTCAGAGATGGTGTGAAGCCACTGGTGGTCCAGCGAGTCCGTCTTGAGGCCGATGGCGACCACCGGCACGCCCGACAACATCGCCTCGATGAGGCCGAGCGTGTAGGACGCCGGGATGGTGCCTGTGTAGAAGTACGTCCGAATGTGGCGCAGGTAGTCCAGCATGTCGGGATACGACAGCGCCCCGATCCCACCCGGCAACGCCTCGGAGCCCTTGCCCGCGGGCATGGCGGGGAACGGGTCGGTGAACTTCCGCCAGAACCCCAAGCCGGTCGAGTCGCCGCGCGCGACCATGTCCTGGGTGACGTTGCCGATAACGGCCCAGTCACCGATGTACGGCCCGTAGTCGTCGGGGTACTTGCCGAAGCGGATCAGCGCCGTCTCGCCCGCGAAGCAGCCCACTCGCTCGAACGCCGCGCGCTCCTTCGGGGAGTAGCGCACGATCTGGAGGCCGTCGAGGTCGGCCATGACCGCCTCGGTGGCGGGGTCCGATTGGCCGCACGTCCGCCACACCACGCGCTTGTGGCGGATGCGCTCCCACTGCTCGGCGATCCACACCTTGGGGAAGTGGTGGACGATGATGAC